TGGAACAATATCTACAAGTAAAAGAGAACCTTTACATGGCTTTAGAAGATTGAATAGATAATGGCTGTCAATCTAAATATTAAAACAAATCAAAAACAAGTATCAGCTAAATTTAAAAAGTTTGGTGCAGTATTACCAAGAGTTATTGATAAAGGTGTAAAACAAGCTGGGTTTCAATTAGTTGAAATTATTAGAACCAAAACAAAAAAAGGTATTGATTTTAAAGATAGAAGATTTGCACCATATTCTGAGGGATATTTAAAAAGATTACAAAGAGAAAATAGACCAACAGCAGTTGATTTAATTTACGATAATGTAATGATGGGTGCTTTGACTCCATCTATGGTAAAAAAAACAGGAAAGCATAAAGTTACTTTAGCATTTGCAAGAAAAGAAGCTATGGATAGAGCATTTTTTGTTCAAGTAACAACAGAGCCACAAAGAAAATTTTTTGGCTTTAATACTAGAACAGAAAAGATTATAAGTAAGCAATTCAATAGATTTGTAGAAAAAGAATTAAGGAAGTTTAAAATATGAGTACAAGAGAAAATATTGCATCAAATTTGTTATCTACAATCTCTAGTATATCTTCTCCGATAACAATTAAAAAAGCAACTAGACAACCTTTTGATTTAGACGAATTGTCAGACAAACAATATCCAGCAGTTATTGTGCAAACATCTGAAGAAACAAGAGAAGATCAAGAATTAGGAAGTGGTGCAAAAACAAGAATTGGTACTATTGATTTTCTTGTATTAGGTTTTGTAAAAGGTGCAGAAGTTAATATTGATACAAAAAGAAATGAATTAATCACTGCTATTGAAACTGAAGTAGAATCTGATATTACTAGAAATGGAAATGCACTTGATACAGAAGTCATATCTGTTGAAACTGACGAGGGGACTCTATTCCCTATTGGTGGGGTCAGGCTAACTATAAGATGTACTTACGAGTATCAAGCTGGAACACCATAAGGATAATATGAACAAAGATAAAATCATTGATAAAATAGAAAAAAAAATAGATTCAATAGAAAAGTTACACGATAAAGAAAGTCTAATGTGTGAGGAAGTAAAAGATTTATTAGCAGAATTAAGAGATGAACAAGAAGAACAATTTGAAGATGAAGATGAGGATTTTGAAGAAGAATTAGATGATGAAGATATTGACGAAAAAGAATAAAACTAATAAAAGTACTTATGGCTAAAGACATTAAATTATATAAAGATAATTCAGAGATAGTTATTAATGAATCTAATCTTGAACATTTTTTAAGTTTAGGCTATAAGGAACAAAAACAAGAACAACAATCAAAAAGTAAAAAGGACAAAAAATGGCAACACATCACGGAAAAGAAGGAGTTGTAACAGTTGGTGGAACTGGTGTTGGGGAACTAACAGGGTTTACACTAGAAACAACTGGAGATGTAGTAGAGGACACAGCTTTAACAGATGCAACTAAATCTTTTGTTGCTGGTAGAACTTCATTCTCTGGTACTTTAGAAATGCACTTTGACGAAACTGATACACCACAAACAAATTTAACTGCTGGTTCTTCACTCGCTTTTATTTTATTACCAGAGGGTAATTCAAGTGGCGACAGAAGTTTTACTGGAACAGGAATTGTAACTGGTATGTCTGTAAATAACTCAATGGACGCAATAATTTCAAGAACTGTTACTTTTCAAGGAACTGGTGCATTAACAATAGGAACTGTATAATCCTAATTTATGTCAGTTATAGATAGAGTAAAAACTCATTTTGAGACTCTGCAAACTATCACTATTGAAGTTCCTGAGTGGAAAGACGAGCATGGTAATCCATCTGTTTTTTATTCAGAACCTTTAACACTTGAACAAAAAAATATAATATTTAAGAAATCTAGTAACTTTCAAGATTTAACAGTTCTTATTGATTTGTTGATGATGAAGTTATTAATTAAAAATGAAAAAGGCGATTTAGTAAAAGCTTTTGACCCATTAGATAAACTTGCTTTACAGAAAAAAGCAGATTCAAATGTTATTGCAACAATAGCAAATAAGATACTTGCGGACACATCACTAGAGGAAGCTGAAAAAAAGTAACAAGCGACCCTGACATACAATCTTTGTTAGTGGTTGCTGATAGACTTAAAATTCCAATTCAAAAGGTATTAGATATGCCTGTTAGCCATTATAATCTTTGGATAGCTTACTTGAAAAAAGAACAAGATGAGTATAAAAAACAAAAGAACCTAGCAGAAGCAAGGAAATATAAATAATGGCACAAAAATTAAACATAGATGTAATAGCACGAGATAAAACAAAACAAGCACTTGGAAATGTGCAATCAAGTTTAGGAAAAGTAAGAAGTGCTGTTTTTAGTTTGCAATCAGCTTTTGTTGGTTTAGGTGCTGGTTTAGTTATTAGAAATTTAGTTAGCACAGGGAGAGAACTAGAAAATTTACAAGTTAGATTAAAATTTTTATTAAAAGACACAAATGAGGGTGCAAAAGCATTTGACAATATGGTCAAGTTTGCATCAAGAGTTCCTTTTTCACTTGAAGAAATACAATCAGGTTCAGGTATTTTAGCAACAGTTACAGATAACGCAAAAGACTTACAGAATATGTTAGAAATAACTGGTAATGTTGCGGCAGTAACAGGATTAGATTTTAGAACAACAGCAGAGCAAATACAAAGATCATTTAGTGCTGGTATTGGTGCGGCAGATTTATTTAGAGAAAAAGGTGTAAGAAATATGCTTGGTTTTCAAGCTGGTGCAACAGTTTCAATAGAAGCAACAGCACAAGCATTTCAAAAAGTTTTTGGCAGAGGTGGAAGATTTGGAAAAGCAACAGATGATTTAGCAAACACTTTTGAGGGAACTATATCAATGTTAAATGATAAAGTTTTCACATTTAAAAAAACATTATTAGATGCTGGTTTTTTTGCAGAACTTAAAAAACAATTTGGAGATTTAGATGATTTTCTAAATGACAATGCAGAACAATTAGAACAAATAGCAATTACATTAGGAACAAAATTAGCACAAGGAACTATCAAAGCGGCTGAAGCTTTAAAAACTTTAGCTGATAATTTTAGAGATTTACAATCTGTTATTGGATTGTTGTTAATAGCATTTGGTGGTTTTCTTTCAAAACTTGGTGGAGTTGCACTTATAGTTGATGACATAAACAGAAGAATAAAAAAACTTGCTGGAGAAACAGTTATAGAATTTGAAAAAATTGCAAAATTTGAACATGAACTATCCATACCATTTAAAACATTAAAAGAAGAAGCAGAATTAACTTTAGTACCAATAAGAGAATTTGAACATGAACTAGCTGTTAGAATACCATCAGCAACAGAAAAAGCTATGATTAAGTTTAGAGAAATGAATCAAGGTGTTTTAAATGATTTTGAAAATAAAATTAACAATATTAAAATGATAATTGCTGAAAGTATAAACAATGGTATTACAACCATGTCGCAAGGAATTGCAAGATCAATAGTTTTAGGAGAAAAATTATCAGATACTTTTAAAAATATGGCAGAAAAATTTTTAATAAATATAGTTGCGGCACTTGTAGAAATTGTTGCTCGTAAAGTTGCTGAACTTGCAATAGAAAAATTAATAACAAGAGAAAAAGAAAAACAAGCGGCATTGAGTGGTGGTGGTGGTTCTTTATTTAATGTTGCAAGATCATTTTTAGGTTTTGCTAAAGGTGGTGCAGTAGCAAAAGGACAACCAGTTGTAGTAGGCGAAAGAGGTGCTGAAATGTTTATACCAAACTCAACAGGACAAATAACACAAGCGGCAAGAGGAACTGGTGGGGGTGCTGTCAATGTAAATTTTAATATTAATACAATAGATTCAAGAGGGTTTGACGAAGCTTTAGTAGAAAACAGAGGAACAATAACATCAATAATTAATAATGCTTTAACTGAAAAAGGCAGAGGGGAGT